TGTTTTCTCTTTGGTTCTGAAAGTGCGCTTGTCCAAAAGGCCATTGTTGTTATCTCCTGATAGGTCTAAGTTAATTAGTGCGGGGAGCCGGAACTCCCCCACTTTTATTTAATCGTCAAACGATGCTCCGGTTCTTGTGATGTTGAAGTCAATTGCAATGAACTCAATTGCTCTTGTTGGCTTCAAGAAAATCTGTGCATAGAGAATGTTTCTATCTACAAGATCTGGAGTTGTGGTTGTCTCATCAAGAACAACTCTGTAGTCAGAGAGACCAAAGTTTGTCTTAACATCAGCCAAGAACGGCTCAACTCGGGAAGTGAATCGTGTCCAAGTTGTCTTAACGTTTGGATCGAAGAGAATCCCGGAAGCAATCTGAGAGATACGCTTCTTAACGAAGATCATTAGACGACGAACGTTGATGCGATCCAAAGCAGAAGGTGTAACCTGTAGTGTCTTCTGACCGAAGATTACAACACCCTCAGATGGGAACTTAGCGATTGGGTTAATGTTCGCCCCATAAAGATCGTCACGATCCTTGCGACGAAGCTGGTGAGCTACATCAACAACTGGAATGCCTGCGGAACCTTCTGTGAGTCCACCACGGTTGAAACCGGCTGGTGCGAACCAAACCTGTGTCTTACGCTGTGAGCTTGAGAATGTACCAATAGCTGCTACAGATGGTGGGAGCCAAAGGAAGGCACCGTTGATGGTGTCTCTAGCTCTAACCCATGGGTAGTAAGCACAACCGTATGAGGAGTTAAGTCCTCGCGAACGGAGACCGTTGATAAGTGTTGTGATGGTGTTTGCTGTGTTCTTTCTGGAAACGCTTGTGCTTTCTTCGCGAGGCTGGAAGGCATCTGGAAGATCAATAACAGCCAAGGCGTCACCACGGTCTTCACAAGTTCTTACCAAGTGTGTTGTAAGACCTTCCTGCGTTAGAGCCGGAATGGCAGCCAAGTTCATTTCTACCACCTCTGGGTCAGCAACGGAATCAATTGCCTTACGAATCGAGAAGAACTCATAGCTAGTTGTATCCGAAGGAGAGTTAGTCATGGTTGCGTTCGCAAATGGATCCATCTGAGTGATGTCAGTTCCATCGAAGCCGCCGTATACCGGTACGGTAAAGCGATCATATCCTGCATCTAGGACACCTGAAATAGGAGCCGCAAACGTTAGAGAATCCGTGGCGTAAGAACCTTCTGACCAAACGCCAGACCCCGAGATATCATCTAAGGTGAACTGTGTTGATTCTGCTCTGACACCAGTAAGGGCGCCTGCGAACATGTTTGCAACAATGCCGCCGCGAGGACGAAGCAAATCAATGTTGGATGTATCGAATACAGTTCCGCCTGCAGTCTGTGTGGTTTGGAAACCGAAGTAAGCATCAGTTGGGTTTGCAAGGTTTCCGTCAGAAGCGCTTACTCTTAGCTCTGGCTCTGGGTAGAATACAGAAGCAGTCAGCGAAGAACCAGAGATTACGAGGGTTTGACCAACATAATTTGTGGGGTCTGGGTTTCCGGAACCAGAAATCCAAGAACCGGATGCGGCGTTCTCGATATCTTCATCAACATACTTTACAATTCCGTCGAAACCGAATGGAAGAAGAACTGGGTTTGTTAGACCAGCATCCACATCAGAATTCATTACAATGCGAACTAGTTGAGAGTTGTTTGGCCAGTCGCCTCGGTGGCGATAGCGGCGCTCTGAAGGTTCCCACTCACGGTACTGAGTACCGATCTTGCGAGCTACATAATCAAGCGAATTAGGATTGAGTGTGCAATTGTTGAACTGCTCGATTACTCGTACAACATTGTCGCTGTCGCTAAGGTGACGAATAACAACTGAGAATGTACCGTATTCCGTGTCGTTATTAGTGGATCTCTTAATGTCTTGAATGGAGATCTTGATGTTCTTGTTAGACCAATCACCACCCTCGCCTCTTGTGACAAACTTAAACAAGTCTGTTGGAGTATCGGAAGGGTCTAGACGGCAACTGATAATCTGTGGCGTCTCAGCGCCTTGTAGGCTAGCTATGAAGTTGGAGCCCGACAAGGATGCTCCGGTGTTGGTTAGTTGTACCAAAGCGGCATATGTCGTCCCCTCATCTGAGACGGTTTCGCTAAGATGTCTATCGAATGTCTCACCCAAGAAGTAGTTAAGTGGCGTATCGGTGATGCCAGCGTTAGTAAGCTGCGGGTTTGTGTTAAACACTTTACGAATGTAACGAGAATCATTTCTGTTAAAGTTGAAAGAAGCTGTGATATCAGCCGAAGAAGCGCCAGCGTTTCCTAGGATCATCTTGAACTCGTTAGCATTTCCAAGATCTTTGATGATAAGGTTAGAGCCTGTGATAGCGGAGCCGGTGAGGAGCGCGCCGGAGGAACCAGATGCAGCCACTGTGCCCGAGAGAGCAAACGTAACTGATGGACCAGCATAAAAGATTGCAGCCAAAGCACCGTCAACCTCATCGTTTCCAGCAGATTCGAAAACAAACAATCCGTAAGCCTGATCTTCAGTCCAACCAGCCTTGCCACCACCTGTGGCGTTAGCATCCTCATCGCCAAGCAAACGAATGAAAGTCAAAGGAGAACTGTTTCGGAGATAAGCCTGGGCTGCGTACATACCATATGTTGTAGCAGTCGTTGAGTTTCCTTGTCGCCACACGTCATCTCCAGCGTTTCCTGGGTTCGGTGTTCCGAATACATTGACAAACTCTTCAAATGAGTTGACTGTGGTTGGTCTTAAAGCTGGACCCTTTTCGGCGCGACCAATGATAACTGGACCGATTCCGGCTGGGGAAGCTGGAAGCTGGGAGTTATCAATTTCGTTGACGAAAACGCCTGGGGACACAAATCGGTAATTCTTAACTGACATTCGTTATTATCTCCTACATTGCGAAAATGTTCAAAGTAAATAGTGTTAAGTAGTAGGAAGAGAATTATTCTCTGTAAAAACCATCTTTTATATTATCGGGGATATCTCCGACGACTGTCCTCTCTCTGCCTAGCTTTACTTCAACTGCATTTTGGCGTCTCACTATCTTAGGTCTTTCTTGGTTTTCACCTTCACCAATAAGATAGCCGAGAGTTTCGATATTAATATTAGTTTCGTAGTTCCTCTGTTCCATTCCAAGGTTTGCTTGGTTGGAGTTATTGGTGAAACCACCATCAATAAAGATTTCGTAATAGTGCCCCTCTGCCTCAATGCGCTTTGGGGTTCTTGAGTTACCCGGAATTGTGATGAATGGGCGAATAAGCTCGTTCATTTGCTGCTGATACTCGGTGCGAATAGAAATCTCATATACTACTTTAACCCAAGTAGGGATTGGGATTGTTATTGTTTCATATACTGTCTTGGCGGTTGACATGTTTCTTTTGTTTGTATTTAGCATTTTACTGGAAACATCTTTATCAGCGCCGTATTTTCTATTTGCTTGTGCATTTTGAAACTCTGCTGTCTTCTTTTGATTTATTTGTCTCGCAACCGTAATAGTGCCGCCCTTCTCATCATCAACAGGATATAAGTTCGCGAACACAGTGCCGCGATAGTTTGGCTCTTTAGTAACAGTAGATCTGTTAACTGTAATCAAAGGAAGGATTAAAGTTTCTTCTTTATCTCGCAAATCCTTATTGTGTTTTATTTGAAAAGCTCGCTCTGCTGTAACCCATAAAACCGGAACTTTTTTGAAACCATCGTTGGTATTTGTAAAAAGGTTAAGCTCTTCATCAATAAAACGAAGCATTGCTCTATCAATCGTCTCTAAAGACGAAGGCATAAACTCAATCTCTTGAAGCTTTGCTGCAACATCATCATCACCAACATAATTGAATCGCTGGGAGCGTTTATCTTTTATTTGTTTTTCTGTTCTTTTACTGCGTGACATTTAATTATCCCACGTAAATGCCGGCTGGTATGTTTTCAAGAACCTTTCTACCAGAGTCTTGCATTGTAGAGTCGACAGCAGCCAACTTGTCGTAAGTGGTATCCTCAAGAATGGTTTTAAGTTCATCTCTCAACTGATCCATCTCAGTTCTGGCTTGAGATAATAAATCCGATGCGTTAAGAGTTACTGATTCTCCTGGGATTGGAACAGAAGAGAACTTGCCTCTTACCTGCCCCAATATCTCTTTTGTTAAAGCCAAAGCAAATCTACGAATCCATTGCTTACCTATAGCGTTAATGTTTTCGTATGGAATGTTCTCGAATGGAAGCGTGTTAATGTTGTTGACACCTTCTGCTCCGTTGTCTATTCCTGGCTGATTGTCCCAAGGCTCATATTGGTTATTGATTGTAAACTGAACCCAGAACTTTTCCGGCGAAGTGCTGTCCGGGGTTGGGAAAATTCTTAGCTTGTTGTCGTGAATCTCATAAGAGTAATGTGAAACTCTTGTCCAAAGCGCATCTTCGTAAGCCATTGCTTGAAGTTTGTTTTGCCAAGTTGGGACAATCTCAAAAGTAGAATCGTCAGCATACTGTCCATAAGTTCTTAAGTTACCAACAACAGAGAAGCCACCGTAGTAACCATAAAATCTCCACATTGCTCGTGGTGTCTTGAAGAATACTTTTCTGATAGTTACTCTTTTATCTCCAACCTGTTGGTAGAAAGAAGATGAAGTATCGGTTGCTGAAGAAGCAGAAATAATTGTTTGTAAATCGTAATCTTGCTGACTGGCCACTCTGTCAACCGATGCAGAGTATATTGGCGTTGTTCCACCGAAGCCGGCTTCAGTTGCAAGACCTTCAGAGATTCTGCGAACGTAACCATAATCAAATCTTGGATAACGCAGAGCAATGTTGGAACCCGATAAAGATCCCGAAGTGATTTGTCCATCTTCGTTAAACGATCCGGTCGTTGAGCCAAGGTAGGATGAAAGAGAATTCTTTGTTTGAAATAAGTTTACTAAATATGAATATTCTAGAACTGCCTCTTCGTAAGCAGCGTATACGTTTCCTTCTGCCAATTCAATATCCAATACGTCACCGCCCAGCTTCTTATATGTATAAGCAACTTGATCTGCTGCGCCTGACAGAAATGCTGTTGAACCAGCATAAATACCAAATGGTAATGTTGTTGCAACGTTGCCAGCCGCTCCCGTAACCGGAAGAATATTTGCATTTGAAGTTGATGCGGGGTTTAAATTTGGAATTGCCATAGAAGAATCCTCTTTTTGCTCTATTAATAAATAGAAAGCCCCACCTCAAAAGAGGCAGGGCTTTCATTATTTTGACCTTAAGTCAGGCTAAGACTATACGAGTCCTCTGCAGACAACCAAGCCGTACATGTCCGGACGGACCATCTTCTTGGCGTAACGGGTCATGACACCCTTACGAGGTACGAAGTCCTCTACACCGAAGATTGTAGGTGTGGTCTGTAGTGGTACGTATGGTGCGTACACATAGCCGCTCTCAAGGAAGCTGGAGCCACGTCGACCAACGAGGATCAACTGACGTGGGAAGTATGGGTCAACCATAACATCAAACTTCTTGGAGAGGGAGCCAGTCTTAACAGCACCGATATCACCACGATCAGCATCGGCTGTAACGTTTGCACGGAAGCCAGCTGTGAACTCAAGGATGTTGGCAACTTCTGGTCCGCAGACGATGAAGTTGGCAGCACCGCGAAGAGTCTTGCGGTGGATCTGAGCGGAGACATCGTTGATTGTCTCAACGAGAGTCTCGTACCACTCGGATACGTTACCGGTGAAGTCACCAGCAGAGGCAACTAGACCAGTCTCGCGGTCAAGGAACTCACCTGGGCTGCGGGACCAGTAATCAAGGAACTCACCTGGGCTGCGGGACCAGTAACGAACACCGGCAGTTGCACCCTTAACAAGGTCCTCAAGGATCTCACGATCGATCTCAAGAGCAATCTGCTCAGAAAGGATCTGAGTAAGCTCAACCTCGGCATCAAGGTTGTGGTAAGCGTTGAGGTCTTGACCCAACTCTGGTGTCCACTTAGCCTTGAGCTTCTTGGTTACAGCTGTGACTGCTACGGAATCGACCTTGATGTCGATCTCTGGGATGTTCTCGTTGTTCTCTAGACCCCACTCAGCTGCACCCTGGACAGAACCGAGGGCACCACCATCGTCAAAGTTATCAGCAAGTGGAATAGAAGCGGATACAACAGCGTCTAGAGCACCACTGACATCTGCGCCACCGGCGCCGAAGAGTGTGAGGACAACCTGATCCTCGTCGTTAGGATCTTCGCGGGTAAGGCGACGAACCTGTGTACCTACACCAGTGCTAAGAAGTGTGAGAGCGACGTAGTCATCAAAGTTGAAGTCAACGCCAGCTGACTCAAGGTCGGACTTAGCAATTGTACCGATAGCGATCTCAGAACCAGACACTAGATCAGCATCATATAGTAGAATAGACTGATCTGTGTAGCCGGCTGTACCACCGTCCTGAACGAAGATACCGTCATCGCCAACTGTACCAGAAGCCTGAACCGTAATGGTAACACCCACTGAGCCTGTTGGGGAAGCGTAACCGTTGTTAAGGGCGTATGGACCACGCTCGGCGTTAACACCATCTAGGAGAACACCGCCGGTGATCTCAGAACCAACTCGCCCACCACCGTAGAGTGATGTATCGAATGGGTTGCCAAGACGATCACCAGTAGAGTTGTTAGTACCACCAAAGGTGAAGTCAAGGAAGAAAATGAGACCTGATGGAAGGCTCATTGGCTGAACGCTAACGAGATCGTTGGCGATCAAGGAACCGAATACTCGGCGTACTAGTGGGAATGCAACAGCTGCAAAACCCTCTACGTCACCAGCAGCCATGCTGGAAGACTCACGGAGAAGCTCTTTTGCCTGATTCTCAAGCAAACGGGCCATACCGTTTTTCTGTGTATCATCAGAGATGCCCTCAAGAAGACCAGTCTGCTCCCACTTGGAAATGAGTGCAGCACCCTCGGTCGAGAGGTCACGATTGACGATACCTTCTGTCAATCTTTCTACAATAGACATTTTTATATACCTCCTGAATGTTATTGTTTATTTATTCAAACCTGCTAAACGCAGCATACGACCCATAGTTGGGTCCTTAGTTGCCTCGTTGTTTCTCTTAGAATTGATCAAAAGCGACGTAGGTCTCTGAACCGCTTCACGAAGTGTTTGTGGTCGTGTTCTCTGATCAGGAGTGGACCCCACTGCGTTTTGAATTGTTTCAAAAATCATACTTGCTTCTTCAACAGAATTGGCAGATTGAACAGCTTCGACAATTTGTGCTTTTTGTCGCTCATTCAGGGAGGCGCTATTCAAAGCCTTGTTTTGATAAACAAGCTTGGCGTTATCAAGATTCAACTTTGTAAGTTGATCCTTGGCTTCTACAACGAGAGCACGAAGCTCTCTGTTAGATTCTGTAAGTTCGGAGATTTGGGACTCGTAAAGACCATGATCACATACAACGTCCGGTGCAGTTTCTTCCTGCATCTCTTCTTCATCCTGCTCTTCAAGGTGAGCCTGTACGGCTGCTTCCATTGCATCATTGTTTGCTTGCTCTACGCTATTGTTAGCGGAGTTAACAGATGACCAACCTTGTGGGCGTGGAATCATATCAACAACTAGTTCTTCTACTAGTCCCTTAATAAAATCTTCGGATAGATCGATATCTTCATCTAGATCCTCGGCGGCTAGTTTCACAACCGCGAAGCCCACCGGATTAACGTCGCCCAGCTTTTTGGCGTCCTTCTCAGCGGCTTCTTTGGAGTCGTAAACGTGTCCAGCCTTCACGCCAGCCTTCTTAGTGGTCGTGGGGTTGGAATAAGCGTTACTTGGCTGCGCTTTACCGTCGTCCAGGGCTCGGGTTCTCTTCATGATAATGAAGCGGTCCTTGCCTTCTTCTAGTGGCTCAACTGGTGTGGCGCCTAGTTCGGCGGCATCTTCCTCGGCATCGCGATCGGCCATCTGATCTAGTGGGTCGCCGCCTGCCATGTCGTCAGCCATTTCAAGGGCGTCATTGAGGTCCTCCTCCTCAACAACTTCGTCTTCCTCTTCTAGACGCGTCTTTAACGCATCAAAGTCGATTTCAACGATTTCGTCTTCTGGAGCTTCGTCTAACTCTTCATTCTGAAAAGCGTATGGAACATCGTCTGTAAACTCTGTAAGAGTCTCGTCCTCGCCGCCCTCTTCTAGCTCTTCCTGCTCTAGTAAAGTATCTAAGGCTTTCTTAACTTCGCCAGAATACTTTTCCAATACTACATTCTCAGCATTCTTTAATGCTGCTTCCTTAAGGGCTTTGGCGTCTACGATCGCCTCTTCTAATAGTGAAGACATAAAATAACTCCAAACACGATAGCTCGTCAAAAATAAATAGTGTTTTACTTTTTCAAATGACTAAAACTGTTTTATTTAGAATCTTAGCTGTTCGTAAACCAAACCGCGTCGGAGTTTGTGGATGGGTGCGAGCCCCATACAATTGCCTCATCGGTACCCGAACCATCTTGAACAACAATTCGTGAAGTAAAGTCGCGACCCATTCGTATCTGTCGCAAAGTACCAATGTATACATCAGGTATCAAAGTACCATCGCCTTTCGTATCATAAGCATAATGGTTTACATCCAAAGCCAAATAAAGACCGGACCTAGATATAAGGTTGCCAGT